AGGATCAAACTCTATTTTTGCACCAGTAATAGTCTCAACTTCATTCTTTTGACCTATATATTGTTTTATTTGATTTTCTGTAAGAGTTACATTTTCTGCAGCAGCAGCATCTATTATCTCTTCTCTGTCTACAGTGCCTTTATCTACATATGTATCAAAACCAGATTTAAAATCTGTTTCAGAAGTTTTACCCACATAATCAAGTTGAAGTTGATTTACTTCATTATTGTCAAAAGTATACGTGCCAGCCACGTCTTTAGTTGCATCTATAATATCGTTTTGTGTAGTGTAATCGCTTGGGCTCATAACTTTTAAAAAGTTAGTTTTTATGTTGTTGTCCGCAATGCCTAATGTTTCAAGCTTATTTGTTGCGGTGTCTAACCCTTCAGGTGTTCCGTCATAATCTGCAAATATATTTTGCACTTCAGGGTTAAGAGATATAGCATTGGTTATAAAATCTTTTGTTTGTATACCTCCCGATATTGTTCCCGAAGTGCCTCCTGCTGTTAAAGCAGACATATATGCTGCAGCAGTCACACTACCTGTTGTGTCAAAATCTGGATTTATGTCTCTTGTAATATAAAACCCACCAAGCGCTGCAGTGCTACTTTCTTCAAAAATCTCAGAACCAACTTCTTTCCCTACGTTTTTAACAAACGTATTAATAGCTGTCTTGCCTAACGCACTAATGTTACCTGTTGCTAAAATATTTTCTATGTTATTAGCACCTAATACGCCTCTACTAATACCTTGAAAAACTGCTGCTCCCATGCCTACTTTTGCACCATGTTCAGAAGCTATGCCGTGCGCTTCAAATCCATTTTTTCCTTGATTAATGGCTTCTTGATACGATTGCTCATAAGCTCCCATTGCAGAAGTTACATACGCTTCCGCAGTTTCTGCAGTGGCTGCAGCACTTATACCTGCTTTATTACCTGCTTCTTTTAAAAATTTTTCAGAAACTTCTTTCCCTGATTCTGCATAAGCATTTCTTATTGTTGATTGCGTAGAAAGTTTAACCCCTTTTCCAAATCCTCCTGTAAAAACAGTTTCTGTAAGTTCTGATATTATAGCATCTTGAGCAACAAGAGGAGTAATGTTTCCAAAAAATGCTGTACTAGTGTTGAGTACTTTGTCCCATGTTGATAAATTTTCTAACGGTTTACCGTAATTTGGATTTGGGCTACCATCAAAAAAGTTTTTAACAGTATCTACGTTTGCATTAGCAACGTTAGTTTGAAATTTACTTATTTGCGAGTTCATTTCCTCGCCTTTTAGACCTGTAGCAAACAGTGTCATGTCCGTTAACATTTTTTTTGTGGCTTCGTTTGGCTTAATATTAACATCTATACCAGCTGCGTCTAAAGCACTCCCTACTGTGCCTGTGGTATCAATAGCATCAATTGCAGGTCTTATCATCATACCTAGATTATTAACCCAAGTGCCTACATTTGCGGCCCCTGAAATAATTGATCCATTAATTCGATCTGTTTCTTCTTCGGTAAGATTTGCACCTAAAAATGGGTATACAATATTTGTTAGCGTTTTAACTGTGTCATATATTTTACTGCCATTAATTTTGTCATACGCTTCTCCTGCTGCAGCATCTACCCCACTTAAAGTGTTAAGAAAAACTGTAGAATTTTTTTCTTTTAGATCAGAAAATATAAAAGGTTTGTTTAGTATACTTTCAATCTCTTCCTTAACTACATTGTCTGTACCAGCTTCAACTGTAAAATATTTTTTTGCTTTAGCGTCCCATTTTTCTTCTACCATTGAGCCTGATGTAGAGTCCCAATAAGCTTGTAAACCGCTAGTAGGATCAATTTTACTCCAAGTTATGTTACCTTCTTTGTCTATATCTATAGAGGCATTGTCGGAAATAATGTCCATATCAGGCACATCTAACGTATTTAGTATAGCATCCTTAGAAGTCTTAGATATGTATTTTAGCTCAGGATCACCTACAATTTCTTTTAATTCGTCAAATGTAATACTTTCTGGGGTTTCTGGCAGTTTTTCGCTAAACTTTTCTTTTGCATAAGCTTCATCAATGCTATCTTCTGGATCGGGTTTTAGCGTTTCATCTAAATAATATTGAGCTATGTCTGGTGCTAATGTTTCTGGAGCTGCATTTTTTAACCCGTCAAGATCATTACCATAATTAGCATTAATTTGATCTTGAAATTGTTTTAAACCATCTTTACCTAATGTTAGTATATCTACGCCTGATGCTTCTACGGATTTAAGTAGCAAATCTTTCTTTTGTTGTTTTACTTGCCCGTTATATTGTTCTTTATTTACAGGTAGTTTTTCTTCTTTTCCTGTTGTAAGCCAATGAAGGTAAGGATCAAAAGATTCGCCTTCTATAGCAGCTTCGTCATCTACACCACTAAGATTGTTTAATTCTATATAGTCTTCTATATTAAAGTCGTCGTTTGTCATACCCTGCACAAACGCTCTATTTGTTGCATCATAGGTAGGTTTAAGCACTTCATCTAGTTGATCTGCATTTTGTATTAAACCGTCTGCTAATTCTGTGTACTCAGTATTAGCTGTGTTATAGTCTTGTATTAAAGTATCAGATTGGTTTTTAAATTCTGCAAGTTTAGGCGCATAGTTTTCGGCATAATCTTTATCTAATTCTGCAGAATATTCATTGTATTCGTTTATTTTATTGTTATATGCGTCGGATGATGGTTGAGAAGGAGAAGCTTCAAAATCAAGCTTAGCTTGGTCCATTTCTGCTTTTAATCTAGCACGTTCATCAAAACGTGGTAACATTTCTTCACGTGTGTTGTTGTATTGTGTTACCGCAGCTTCGTACTCTTCAGCTATAAAATCGACCTCGCCTGCTTTTTTTTCTGTTTCTGCATAATCACCTGTTATTTTGTCAATAACATCTCGACCTTCTTTATCAAAAGTTTTAAACAGTTCTTTAGCACCGTATTCAGCAATGGATTTCAATGCAGCTTGTGATATATCACCTCCGTTTATGGCTGCTGAAGTTGTTTTAACAACACCATTAGTTAGTGCAGCAAGTTGACCATCACTAAGTGTGTAGTCTGCCTCATTTAAAAATTGTTTCATTGTCTCTGTAGTAACTGTTGCTTGTAATATAGCATTAGCCATAACTTCTGGACTAATAGTACCGTCTTGTCCTGATAATGTATAAGCTAACTGCGTTTCTACTACTTTAAATACTGCTTCAGGTATAGGATCTAACGCTCCTCCTGCTCCTGTTGTACTGTCAGACCCCATAAATTCACTGTCAGGTAAACTAGGAGCCATGTTTTGACGCACTTGTGCCATAGCTGCACTTACACCTGCTTGCACTCCACCAGTTAATGCAGCTTGCACAGGATCTTGTCCTAACACAATAGCTGATGTAGCCGCGGTTGTAGCGCCTGCAGCTATAGCCCCTGCTGTAACACTTCCTGTAGCTGAACCAACATAAGCTCCAGCTTTACCACCTACTTGCGGACTAATTTGATTTACTACATAAGCTTTTGCTGCTGCTTCAAGTATATCTCCAATATCACCACCTTGTTCTGCTGTATCTGCGGCTGCTACTAAAGGCACTGCCCAGACTGCCCAAGGCCCTGATGCAGCTGCTATGTACGCAAGAGCTCTTACAGGATCTTCTTCTATAGCTTTTAATGTACCTTCTACAGCATCAGCAACTGGTATCACAATCTCGTCTTGGGCAAAATCACCAATGTCTTTTAAAGTGTCTTCTATAGCATTTGGGGCATCATCAAGAACAAAATCTTTTGCATCATCAATTGCTTCAAAAACAGGGGGCATTTAAAATCTCTCACTTAAAAGTTCTTTACCAATCTTTATAAAAACCACATATTTACCATTCTTTGTTGGTCTAACAGCAAGTTCTGTATCAGTATCTTGTAATCTTTTATTCATAACACGCATAGCAGGTAGTAATGACTCATTATTAAACTGTGATGTGTAATGAGTTATACCTTGTCCTTGTATATAGGCTATATATTTTAACATATTTTTTATGTAATTTTTGCCTGTATCTACGTTAAGAGGTCTACCCACCATTTTAGTTTTGTTTTTGTCTTTCCCTTTATGACCAATAAATACAGTGTTACCTATGTTAACTACTTCACATGTCTTTTGTTGTGCTTCTGTTACTATACTAGCCAACACTTGTTTTAAAGATTTATCTCCAGTATCTAAATTATTTATAGCCATAATCATTATAGTATGTATATCAAGTTGTTTTTTATTGCTGTCAACTATCTCCATTACGTTACCTCTAGTATACTAGCTACTACATGCAGTCTGTTAGCTGTAGCGGCTGTAACTTTTATTATCTCTCCTGTTTGCACTATAATAGGTGCGGTTAACAATTCTACAGTGGTGTTGGCACCAATAGCTTTAGTTTTAAACAAGCTGAATGTAACAGGAGAAGATGCTGTATCGGTTATAGTAACAGTTATTGTATCAGCATTGCCTGAGTCTTCTGACACTAATATAGATTTTATTATTGCTGTAGTCAAAGCAGGTGCAGTGTACAGAGTTGTTACACTAGTACCCGTAAGATATTTTTTTGCATTTGTGTATACATTTGCCATTAGCTTAAAAACCACCCTGATGCTTCGGCTCTGTCAGATATAACAGCATTTCTTATAGTTGTATCTAATTGATTAAAATATAAACGTAAAACATTGTTAAACTGCTCAGCAGCTTTTTGATCATATTCTGCAGAAGGGTAAGGTAGAGCAGGTGCTCTAAATCCTACACCATACCGTGTGATATCTACTGCCATTAACGCCTCCCATCAGGTCGTATGTCAAGTCTTGGTGTGCCCATTTGCCACGTAACACCTGTAGCTGTGGATTCAAATCTTAACGATAACTGTCTACCACGCACTCTTATATTTATTAACTCTGTAAATACTTCAACAGGAGACGTTGCTGTACGTGTTATAGCAGCATTACTAGCTCCACCTTCTGAAGCAGGAGAATTATACCCAGATCCAGAGTTAGCTAAAGCGTTTAATGTCATTTTTGCAGCAGGAGCAGATGCTGTAGAACCATCAAAAGATACATCAGGAATTACACGATTAACTAGTGAAAATCTGTCTCCGTCACCTATATCAAAATCAGAAGACACAATAAAAGCATTTATAGCCGCTGTGCTAGTAGTTTGATTATCGTCTATACCACTCTCATGATCTACAAGATTAAGAGTATAAGTGGCTGCTAACGGAGTATCTCGTAACCCAGAATCAATCCAAGCTGTACGTGCTAAAGTACCGTAGTACCATATTTTGTCTAAATAATTGTATATAACGTATTTGTCTATGTTAGATTCACCTGTTGAACAATAAAACCACCATATTTCATGAAAAGATTCATTAGTCCCTGAAAACACTTGTGAGTATTGAGCAACGTTAAAATCATTAAATATGTATTTACGCACATCACATTTAAGTGGTTGAGTACGACCATCATACATGTAGAATTTGTCTTTACCCATCCAATAGGCAACACCATTTGCATACGACACAGCATTTTGAGAAGCAATAGATATATTTTCTCCTACAAGTGTTGCTGCCCAAACAACAGGTGCACCGACATACTGTAACGAGTACAGAGAAGAATCCGTCCATACCAAAACTTCTTGACGAGCTTGAGATGCGGCAATAATTTTAGTACCACGAGATAATTTTAAATCTCCTGCTTGGTTTGTGCTTGACGGAGTCCAATTAGTTGCGTCTTCTTGATCAGACCATCTAACTAAAGTAGGATCTACAACGGAAGAACCAACCTCATTTGTACCAAAACAAAATACAAACCTACTTATATCTGACACAAGTATTAAATTTTGTGTTATTGGAACATTTGAAGCCCCAGAAATACTAGATAACTCTACAGCCCGCGTGTTTACGTTGCCAGTAGCATCCCAGTAATATATAGACCCTCCAGCGTTTCCAAACACTAAATCTTCACCAAAGTTAGATTGAGACCAAAAACGAATCGCGGTAATAGAAGATTCACCTACGTTCCAAGGTCCTTGTGACCATGAACCTGCGCCCCACCCTGTTATAGGAATGGCAAAAGCGTTACCTACATTTATTTGATACGCTGCGGATACCGTACCTCCGCCTGTGGCACTAGAAGAAGCGTTAGAAGCTGCTGTTATAGTAAACGTACCTGCCGCAGAAGTAACACCTAAACTAACTACAAACTCACCATTTAATGTAAGCCCCCCTACTGCTGTCACATTACTGAACGTAACATAATCTCCGTTTATATATCCACCATTTGCATCAGTAACTGTTACAACCGCAGATCCAGATACTGTAACAAAAGGATTTGTTAAAGAATTAGTTGCACGTAGAGGCGTAATATCAAAATAACTACCAATATTTTCTACATAAAATTTTAAATGCGTACCAACACCAATAAGGTTTTGGCCTCCTAAAGTTACCCAGTTATGTAAAGAACGACATACTCCTTCAAAAGTAGAAGTGGAGATTTGTGCCCAACCACCTATTTTTTCAGGTGTACCCTGTCTAAATCGTATTTTATCTCCGTCATAATACCCGCCTTCGGTAGTGTACCGAGTGCCTTCACGATTAATCCCAGGTTTTAATTTTATTGCTTGAATAGCCAAGATAACTTCTCCATTCTCTTACAAAGTCTTTCTGCACGAT